AGCAGGCCCTAGGCATCAAGACCACCGAGATCGTGGCCGGCAAGTTCAAGCGCATCGCCAGCCAGTACGGGCCGCTCAGCGAATCGGGCCGGCAGTCAATCCAGGATCAGGTGGACTACCTCTACTACCTGTTCGTCGGCGACGTTGCCGCTCAGCGTGGCGTCTCGGCTGACCGGGTGATTGCCGACATGGCCGACGGCCGGGTGTTCATTGGCCAGCAGGCCATTGACGCGGGCCTGGTGGATGGGATCACTACCCTGAGTGATGTAATCGCTCAGATGAACGACCGCGCGGCGACCGCTTCCCGGATCTCCGCATCACTCCCCTCTCTCCCGAGAATTTCTATGGATCACAACCAAGTGGCCGCCGATTGGGCGGCTGAGAATCCGGAGGCTGCGGCGGTGCTGCGGACCGAAGGCGCAGCTGGTGAGCGTGACCGCATCGCCGCGGTTCGGGCTCAGGCGCTGCCAGGGCATGACGCCCTGATTGAGAAGCTCGCCGCCGATGGCCAGACCACCGGCCCCGAAGCTGCCATGGCGGTGATCGCCGCCGATCGCGTGCGCCAGCAAGGCATCGCCCAGGCCCGCCTGGACGACGCCATCGACGCCGTGCCCCAGGCCGCTGCTCCTGCCCTTGAGGATGCAGGCTCAGGCTCCCGACTCGGAGCCAATGGCGTCATCGACGCCAAGACCGACGCCGCCGCTCTCGACGCTGCTGCCAAGGCTTACCAGGCTGCCAACCCTGGCACCGACTATCTCGCCGCCGTCAAGGCGGTTCAATCCCCCAACGGAGGTAACTGACCATGGCTGTCGGCGAAATCACCCTGCTGCAGGAGACGGTCACCCTCTCCGCAGCCGCAACCCAGTACCGAGGCGTTCTGCTCACCGGCGCTGCTGTCTCTGCCGCTGGTAACGGCTACCCCTGCGCCACCGGCGGCGCCAACGGTGACTCTGTCCCCGTGGTGCTGCTTGGCGTGGCGATCGGCGAAGCCGGTGCAGCCGTGACCGCGGGCGCCCTGCTCGAGTTCGACTCATCCGGTCGGTTCATCACCCGGTCCGCTGGCGTTTCCGTCGCCCGCGCTCTTAGCAGCGCGGCCGGCGCTGGCTCGACGCTTGAAGTCTTCGTCATCCCCAACTGAGGTAACCCCCGATGCCCCAACTCACTCCCTCTCAGGCACGGGTTGTTAACCCCGTCTTGAGCTCCATCGCCCAAGGCATTCAGCAGAACGACCTGGTGGGCAACTACCTGTTCCCTGCTGTTGACGTGCCCCTGCGTGGCGGCCAGATCCTGACCTTCGGTCGGGAAGCCTTCATGCAGTATTCCAACCTCAACCGCGCCCCTGGCACCTCCACCCCCCGGGTGCAGTTCGGTTACAGCGGCTCGACCTACGCCCTGGTGGATTACTCCATCGAAGGCAAGGTTCCCGTTGAGATTGAGCAGGAGGCCATGAACTCCAGCTTCAGTCTTGACCATGCCGCCGTTGCGCTGAACGGCGCCAGCCGGATCCTCCAGCTGCGCCTGGAGATCGCCCAGGCCACCCTGGCGACCACTCTCAGCAACCACGCATCCAGCAACCGGACCACCCTGTCCGGTACTGCTCAGTGGTCTGACTTCGGCACCACCAGCAACCCCCTCAGCGACATTGAGACGGGCAAGGAAGCGATCCGCGCTGGCACTGGCCGCCGCCCCAACGTGGGCGTCATGGGCCCGGCCGTCTGGGCGAAGCTCAAGTATCACCCGATCGTGAAGGATTACACCAAGTACACCGGCCGCGAAGTGGCGACCCTGGACATCCTGTCTGCTCTGACCGGAATCCCTAACTGGTACATCGGCGATGCAGTCTCCTCCAACGACGCCGGCACCACGCTGAGCGACGTTTGGGGCAAGGACGTGGTGCTGGCCTACAGCGAGCTCGGCAGCGTGGCCAACTACGGCGCTCCCACCTTCGGTTACACCTACAACCTCGCAGGGTATCCGCTGGCTGAAGAGCCCTATCAGGACCGCAACCACAAATCGCAGTTCTTCCCCGTCACCCGGGCCGAAGCTCCTGTGATCGCTGGTCAGCTGGCTGGCTACCTGATCAAGTCCTGCGTTGCCTGATGGGCAACTACCGGATCCTGCTGGGCCCGATTAACGACGGTGCTGCCATCCATGAGGACGGCGGCACCATTTCCCTGGCTGCAGCAGAAGCAGCTCCGCTGATGGAGCTGGGCATCATCGAGCCACTTCCTGCCAAGGAAGCGAAACCCCGCAAGCCTGCTGACTGATGGCCTTCGTCGAGGATCTAGCCGCCTTCCTTGACCTTGACGGCTTTGGCGTCCCCGTGACCGCTGGAGCCGTTTCAGGTGTTGGCGTCCTTGACCAAAATTCCGAGATCATCCTCGGCGGCGAGATCACGATCATTGATTATTTGCTGACCGTGCCGACAGCCACCTTCGGCAGCCTGAGCTATGGCGACCTGGTGACGGTTGATGGCACTAGCTACAAGTGCGAAACCCAGCCGCAACGCTTCGACGACGGCAGCTTCTGCCGGGTGCCGCTGGTGAAGATGGACCCAGATCCCGCGATTGATTACATCCTTGACGGTGGCGCTGCGTTGGCCTCCGGCACTCTCTACGACGGTGGTGGGGCATGAGCCAAACGATCCCGGCCCGCATTGTTATCCGCCGCGACACGGCTGCGAACTGGACGGCAGCCAACCCTGTCCTGCTGCAGGGTGAATGGGGATTTGAGACTGATGCCAGGAAGCTGAAGATCGGCGATGGCGCCAGCACCTGGGCCGCGCTCAGCTATTTTTCCACCGGCACCGGTGGCGGCGGCAACACCATCCTGAGCGGCAGCGGCGCCCCCAGCAGCGCCCTGGGCGTCAACGATGACATCTATCTGGACACGGCAGCCACGCGCCTGTATGGCCCCAAGACGGCCGGCGCGTGGGGCTCTGGCGTTGCACTGATCGGCGCGCCAGGCGCCAACGGGGCCAACGGGACGAACGGAACCGCTGCAACCGTCAGCGTTGGCACGGTGACCACAGGCGCTGCGGGATCGTCAGCAACGGTCACGAACACCGGCACCAGCTCCGCCGCCGTGCTGGCCTTCGCCATCCCCCGAGGCGACGCGGGGACGAACGGGACGAACGGAACGAACGGCGCGAACGGCACAGCTGCAACGGTGGCGGTCGGCACGGTCACGACTGGCGCCGCGGGCACATCCGCCATCATCACCAACGCCGGCACCAGTTCGGCTGCCATTTTCAACTTCACCATCCCCCGCGGTGACACCGGCGCTGGCGGCGGCGGCTCCGGCACGGTCACATCGGTAGGCCTGAGCCTTCCCCCCGGTCTGTTCTCGGTGACCGGCTCCCCAGTCACCGCCACCGGCACGCTCACCGCCACCCTGGCCACGCAGAGCGCCAACCTCGTCTGGGCTGGGCCAACCACGGGTGTGGCGGCCGCTCCGGCCTTCCGCGCCCTGGTGGTGGCGGACCTGCCGCTGCTGACCGGGTACACCAGCGGCGCTGGGACCATCGCCGCAACCGACTCGATCCTGACGGCGATTCAGAAGCTCAACGGCAACGACGCTGCAAAGGCCACCGCTGGCGCCATCACCGGGTCAGGCCTCACCATGGCGACGGCCCGCATTGTGGGTCGCACCACGGCCGCCACTGGAGCGCCGGAGGAGATCACCGTTAGCGGCGGCCTGAGCCTGAGCGCTGGGGCACTGGCCCTGGCGACCACCGCCGTCACCGCTGGCAGCTACAGCTACGGCAGCTTCACCGTTGACACCGCAGGCAGGCTCACGGCAGCCAGCAGCGGCACGGCGCCAATCTCTGCCGTGCTGACCGGCTACAGCTCCACCACCGGAACGGTCGCAGCCACGGACACAATCCTGCAGGCAATCGGAAAGCTGAACGGCAACGACGCTGCAAAGGCCACCGCTGGCGCCATCGGCAGCAGCGGCCTGACCATGGCGACGGCACGCCTGCTGGGTCGAACCACAGCAACTACGGGTGCGGTCGAGGAGATCAGCATTGGCGCCAACCTGACACTAACTGGCGGCGTACTGGCGGCAACTGGCGGTGGAGGAGGCGGCAGCGGCACCAAGACATTCGCCACATTCACTCCCAGAGACAATCAGCCACCGGCCACCAATTACGCCACAATCGACACACGCAACAGCGTGATGGCGCTGGAGTTTGACGCAGCCACCGAGGAGTCCTCGACGTTTGTTGGGGTCATACCCGAAGCCGCAAACCTGGCCAGCGGCCTGATCGTCAAAATCTGGTGGATGGCAGACACCGCGACGACCGGCAACGTCCGATGGGCCGCATCCTTTGAGGACTTCGGCACCGACTTGGACGCCGATTCATTCGACACGGCGGTGGAAGTTACCAGTGCAGCCAACGCCACAAGCGGCATTGAGACGGTTGCACAGATCACTGTTACAACCATTGACGGCATCGCCGCTGGGGATCGGTTCAGGCTGCGGATTAACAGGAAGGCCGCCGATGCTACGAACGACACGATGGCTGGGGATGCCCAGTTAGTTGCTGTTGAAGTACGAGGAGTGGCGTAATGGCGTATTCATTCAATGGCACCACTCAGTATTTACTTGCTTCAAGTTCTCCGATACCAAACGCTGAGCCGGTCACAATGGCTTGCTGGTTCTACCCAAACGATTCAGGTTCAAACAATTTTTTAATGGCCGCCGCTTCTAATAGCAGCGCAACCGGACAATTTCTTGGAATTAGATGCAACACAAGCAAAGTCGGAGCAAGTAGGCGAGGGGCAAGCGCAGTCCCCGAAGCGTTTACGACCACTACATACACGACGGGCCAATGGAATCATGCCGCAGTCGTGTTCTCCGGTACAGCGTCCAGAACGGCTTACCTTAACGGAGGCGGGTCCGCCACAAACACAGTTGCAGAGACGCCATCGGGAACGCTTACGGGGGTCAGTATTGGCGCCTTAGCAAGGGCAAGCACCTCGCTTTTTATGAACGCCAGAGTAGCTGAGGCGGCAATCTGGACAGCTGCACTAACAGCCGACGAGATTTTGTCTCTGAACGCTGGCGCATCTCCCAATCAAGTCCGACCTCAGTCACTGGCTTTTTATGCCCCTCTGATTCGTGACCTTCAGGACGTGCGCGGTGGCTTGGCTATCACCAACAACAACGGCGCCACCGTTGTCGACCATCCGAGGGTCTTTTACTGATGGCCGCTTATCGCAGCGTCGTCACAGCCGAGATCCGGGAGATCCCCGCAGAGCTTTATGCCGCATGGCAGGCGGCGGGAAACCCCAAGGCCAGCGCATGGGAGCCGTGGGAGGTGACACCACCACCACCACCGCCACCCAGTCCCGATTGGGCTCAGTTCAAGGCTACGGCGCTGGGATCGGCCAGTCTCAATTCGGTCATGGCCGACGCCTACCAGGCCGCCCCGGTGGCCGCTGGCGCCTTGGCGGCTGCGCTGCTCCGCGCTGAGCAGGGCGAGCATCAAGATTTTGCCACCACATGGGCCGCCATCGGCCAAGCCGTCACCGTGCCGCCTGAGGCAGTCGCTGGCTTTGTTGGTGTGGCCCAAGCCTGCAACCTACCGGCTGATTTTGTGGCGGCTCTACAGCCGTCGGCAGAATGACCGCATCGCCCGTATCCGCTATGCCACCAGAGGACGTATCCCATCGCGAGATCTACGTTCGCCTGGCTGAGCTGGGCGCCAAGATTGACAACATCCTTTCGATCATGGCCGAGCGCAAGGAAGACGTGACGCGGATCACCAAGGATCTCGACGCACTGTTCAGCCGCCAGCGCGCCCTGGAATCCCGGCTCGCCCAGATCGCCGGCATCGGCCTGGTGCTGGCGGTGGGGATCCCGGCATTGGCGACCATGTTCCAGCTCAGGCTTACCGTTCCGGTCGAGCACCAGCAGGTGAGGCCATGAGCTGGGTCACCGCTGCCCTGTTGGCCGGCTACATCGGGATTTGTGAGTACCGCGCCCCATCGCCCTGGGTGGCCTGCGAGAGCCGCTGGAACTGGGCGCTCGGCGTGCTGGTGCCATCGCCTATCCAGGGCGCCATCCCTGCCGCTGGGCGGATGCTGGGCCTGGGCCGCCGCCGGCGGCCTGACACCGATGTGGAGCCCAAGCCATGACCCTAAGCAAAGCCGAAAGGATCCTGGCGGCCATCGTCACCGCGATCACCCCCACCACCGGCATCAGCTCGAGGGTGTTCAGGGATC